CACCGCTACCTGTTGACCCAGCTTCACCGCGATCCGGCGATTGTTGTACACCGCCGAGTCCGACGCCGCGCCCGTGCCCGTGCGCTTCGCCGACTGTGTCGCCGCGTCATAGGCCCAGCCGCCTTCGTAAGTCCAGCCCGCCGCGCCATCGGCGAACTGCGGGTTGATGACGTTCGGCGTGTTCGCGTTGGCGGTGTTCGCCGTGCCTTGCGCCGCGTCGGCTTTGGCCTTGGCCAGCGCATAAATCTTGTTCAGCAGCGCCTGCCGCGTCGTATAGACGGCCGTCCAGTTGCTGTCCCAGTCGGCGCGCACGAGCGCTGTGGTGCCGGTGACGTTGGTCCAGTTGTAGCCGGCGTCGAGCACGAAGACGTTGTTCTTGAGGTACGTCTTGAGCGCGCTGACTGCGCTGTCGTAGGCGGTTTTTTCTGTGGTGATCGCGTACGCCGACGCCTGCGCGGCGATGCCGGCTTGCTCGCCGGTGAGGGTCAGGTAGTCCTGCTTCGACAGCACCTTCTCCTGCGCCGTCAGCTTGCCGTCGCTGGCGATGTCGGTGAGCTGGTTGAGCGCGCTGGTGGCGTCGGCTTGGGCGTCACTGGCCGCCGTCGACAGGTCGCTCAGCGTGATGTTGCCAGCCGCCACGTCCGGCACCACGGCGGTGTGAAGCACCCAGGCGGAGGGTGCGCCACACGCGGAAATGTCGCGCACTTCCACGTCGTAGGTCTTGGCGCGGTCCAGGCCCTCAAGCCGCAGTTCGGCGACCGGCGAGCAGGTGGCGATGTCGCTCCACGCGTCGGTGCCGGTGACGCGCCAGCGCACTTCGCGACGGATGGCGGAGGAGTAGGCCATCAGGCGAGTACCTCGCGGACACCGTGGCGGTTGTAGACAGGCAGGCGATGGATGCCGGGCTTTGGCGTGCCCGATACGCCGGTCACGGCATGGATTACCCCGGCATCGTCCGGGCCGCTGTCGCTGATGCGGATGGTGACCTCCGGTGGTGGTGGCGCGCTGCACCAGGGCGTGCCGGTGATCGCGCTGACAAAGGTCGGCGGCGTGCCGGTACCGGCGGCGGGCACGTCGGGCGCTTCATCCACCGCCGTGATCCGCGCCGACAGATCCTGCTGCGGCTCGATGCGTTGCACGATCAGCCGTTGCGTGACCAGCGTGCGCTCGCCGACCACCACCAGGTCGCCCACATGCACGCCGGCGGGCAGCGCGCTGGCAAAGGCGAAGGTGGCCACGTCGCCTGCGCCGGTGGTGCTGGTGTTGACCACGGCCTGCACGCCGTCGTCGCTGCGCACTTGCACGGCGTAGAGCGTGCTGGCCTGCAGGGTGATGGCGCCGTCCAGCGTGATGCTCTTGCGGTCGCCGGCAATGCTCTTGATGCGGGCGGATCCCGCGCCCCACTCCACCACGTCGTTGGCCGCGGTCACCAGCTGCCCGCGCTGGCACACCAGGTGCTCCATGTCGGCGGTGAGGGTGTAGGTGTTCGCGCGCTGCTCGCTGGCTTTCAGGTGGTAGGCGCCCAGGCGCCACACCGCCACCGGGTCGGTGCACATGCGCAGGTCCATGACCTCGTAGCGGGTGGCCTTGGTGGTGCCGCCGGCGCCGTCGGCGCTGTAGCCGTCGGCGTAGACGATCAGCTCGTCCTGCTGGTTGTTGGCCTGCGGGTTGATGAACTGGCAGCGCAGGGCATGCGGCGGGTCGAAGAACACGCGTTGGCCGCTGAAATCCCAACTGTTGCGCGGGGTGAACATTTGCACCGGCGTGGTCTGCGCCACGTCGCGCACGCAGCCGTATTTGCCGTTGGGCATGCCGAAGGTGGCGCGGCCGCTGGCCAGCACGTCGCGCAGCAATTCCAGCTGCGTGCGACCGGATTCCTCCATGGCGTTGTAGACGTAGCCCATGGCCTCGCAGTCGGCGGCCCAGTCGACAATCTCGTCGATGGCCACGCGCGACTCCGGCACCAGGCGCGCCACCAGCTGCGGCGGTGCGGCGGTGAGCAGCCAGTGATACACCCAGGCGTTGTTGCTGGTGGCCACGCCGGTGGTCCAGGTGCCCGTGCCGGGATCGTAGGTGCGGATCAGCTGCGAGGCCAGCACGCTGACGGTGCTCACCACGGAGTTGAGCTGGTCGGTGGCGCGGATGCGCAGCGCCAGCTTGGTGGTGCCGGTGGTGCTGGGCAAAGCGCCGCTCAGGCTGCGCAGCACCGTCCAGGTCATGTCCGCATAGGTCTGGACCGTGGTGCCGTCCCAGGTGGTTCCGGCGCGCGTCACGCGCACCTCGTACTGGCCCGCCGCGGGCAGCGTCCACCGTACGCCAACGCGCACCGTCTTGCGCACGGCGCTGCTCAGGGTGAAGTTGGTGCCATTGCTGGTGATGCCGCCATAGGACATGGACAGGCCGCTTGCAGCCGCCGCATTCAGCCACGTCGATGAGCCTACCGCGCGGTATTCGATGGTCATGTTGACGTGACCAGCCACGTCGCGGCCCTTGTTGTCGACGCCGAACAGGCCGCTGGGGCACTGCAGATCCAGCGACATCTCGGTGCTGTTGCTTTGCCCGGTGCGCGATGCCGTGGCACCGGAGCCGTTGAGGTTCACGGCCACCGCCAGCTCATAGATATCGTTGGTGTACAAGGTCGGCGTCTTGGTCACCTCCCACTGCACGCCTTGATAATCCCCGATCGGCGTCTCGCCGATCTTGATGTCCGATACGGCCAGATCGCCGGGGCCCAGGTCCAGCAGCATGCGCAGGTACTGATCGTTGCCGACGATCTCGGTGTAGGGCAGCGCGGCATGCGTGGGGAAAAACCGCACTGTGCCGATCACGCAGGGGATCGGGCTGTAGACCGTAGCGCGGTTCTGCGTGCCGGTGAGCGAGTTGAGCGTGTCGAACGGGTCGCCGGCGCCGGGCAGTTTGGGCATCGGCGGTGGCACCAGCAGGTTCGTGATGGCGAAGCCATACGCGAGGATCTGCGCGGCGCCCTGGTAGTCGCCGGTGTAGTGCGCATAGACGATGGCGACGATCACCACCACGATCTTGAGCAGCTTGTTGTTGTTGCCGCCACCCATCGGCACCGCGGTCACCACCAGCTGCTGGCCCGCCTTGGGTTTCACCTTGGCCCACAGCGTGCGCGGCACCAGCTCGCCGCCCAGCTCCACGCGCAGGCTTTGCGAGGCGCCCTGCCCCAGCAGCTCGGCAATGGTCTGCCCGGCCGGCGCCTCGGCGTACACCGTGTCGGCGAGCGGGTGGGCGCGGCCGGTGACCGTGACCATGCCCCGGGTGATGCGCTCAGTCATGGCGGTAGATGCCCTCGATGCGCCGCGCCCAGCGCGGGCTGTCCAGCCGGTCGATCACCGTGCTGTCGCCCGGCGCGGCATGCAGAAAATGCACGGCATCCAGCATCAGGGCGCAGTGCCACGGGCGGCGCGCGATCGCCAGCACCAACAGGTCGCCGGCGCGAGCCTGCTCCACGCGTTGCCACCCGTCGCATAGACCCATGCGCACGGCATGGCCGATCGCAGCCCAGTCGTCACCATCGCGATAAGTGTCGTCATAGCCCGGCAGCTTCACGTGAAACACTTCGGCCAGCACCAGCCGCACGATGCCCCAGCAATCAATGCCCGCGCGCGTGCGCCCCTTGTCGAGGTACGGGATGCCCACGTAGGGCGCAGCAAAGGCGGGGATGGCTGGCATCAGAGAAAGAGCCCCGGCGAGTTCGTGGGCGTGTACGTCATCGCTGGCACCTGCTGATTCAGGATGTCATCCTCGTAGCCCAGCGTGCCGGTGATCGCCAGCACGTCGTAGGTGGCGGACTTCAACGCGAAGTCGAACGGACCGGCCTCCACCGTGTCGGGGCTGCTGGCCATGATGACCTCCATGGTCACCTGCGGCACGCCGGCCAGCAGGCGGATCTGGCGCAGCACCTCGCGGTCGACGTTGTCGATCACGATATCCACCTGCGGCAGCTGGTCGTCGCGCTGCGCCGGCAGGCTCAGTTGCATGGGGTATGGCTGATAGGTTCCAGCACTGCGCACCACGGCCTGGGTGTTGTTCACCAAGCGCAAGGTGGTGATGTCCGGGTGGGTGATGGTGAGGCACACCAGGAACACCTCGCCGGTCTCCTGCGCGAACATCGCACGCATGGCGTTGATGCTGACCTGGCTGGTGTTCATGGCATTTTCTCCAGTTGCAGCGTCACCAGCCAGCGGTTGATCGAGCCTTTCTGGAAGCTGCCCTGCGGGCGCTGGATGAAGCGGTAGGTAGCCGGGTCACCAGTGCGGAAGTCGGTCCAGTCAAACGGCAGCACGTCGGCCAGCGTGGTCTCGTAGAACGCGATCAGCGCGTCGTATTGCGTCTGCGTGAGCTTGAGCGAGCAGTTGAACGGGGTGGCCACGGCGGTGAAGCGACGGCGCACCTTGGCCACACCGGACTCGGTGTTGCTGCGGATCGCGTTGCTCACCGCCTGGTAACTGGTGGTGTTGTCTGCCAGCGGCGGCGGCAGCGTGCTCGGCCACATGGGATTCGCCATGGCTCAGCCTCCCGCCGCGGCGTAGCTGCGCGCCGGCCGGCGCGTGCCGGTGGCGGCGTGGATCGCCTGGCCCAGCCGGCCGCCGCGCGCCACGTCCTGCGCCGCCGCGTTGATGAAGATGTCGAGGTACTTGCGCCCGTCCGCGCCGTCGCGCTGCTCGGTGCGTGCGCCGTTGTCGGCGCCGTAGATGTTCACCACCACGCCGCCGGCATCGGTGCCGCCAGCCGCGCCACCGCTGCTGCCACCGATCGGGCCGCCTGCGGCGTAGCGCGGCAGGCGCTTGGCGCGCACGTCGTCCATGAACCGCTCGCCGTAGTAGTTCACGGCATCGGCGGTCTGCATGTATTCGCCGTTGCTGGCACGGATCAGCACGCTGTCGCTGGTGCCGGTGCCGGGGCCGCGGATGGGGCCGCCATCGGCGTGGCCGCCGGTGCCGGCCGTGGCGAGGTTGAAGCCACCTTCGCCGGTGACCGAGTTGTAGCCGCCGCCGAAGTAACCGTATCCGCCGCTGGCGGCGGCGCCAGCCCCTGGCGCGAACAGGTCGAGCAATGCGGTGGTAGCCTGCGCGATCAGCGCTTTCGCCACCATGTGCGCCAGCATGTTTTCAAAATCCTTTTCGAAGCTCTTGAACGTGAGCTTGCCGCCAGCAAGCCAGTCGGCCGCGGCATCCTCGGCGTCACTGTAGAGCGTGGTGATGCCGCGCTGGGCCTGGCCGGCCTTGTCTTTCGCCTGCGCGGCGTAGTCCTGCCACGCGGCGCGCGCCCCGTTGATCCAGTCACCCTGCGCATCGTCCATGCGGCGGAAACCGTCGCGGATGATTTCCACCTTGCGGTCGGTAGCATCCTGCAACGCCTTCACATCGGCATCGTAGGCTTCCTGCGACAGGCCGCCCTGCTGCCCAGCCGCGCCAGCTTGCCGCTGCAGCGCCAGCTTCTGCAGCTGCTCGGCCTCGTCGCGATAGGCCTTGGTGATCTGCTGGGTGCGCTGGTATTCCTGCGCGCCCATGCCGATGCGGGCAACCTGGTTGTCGACCGAGTCCTGCAGCGCCGCGTTGGTGCGGTCCAGCGCATCGGCGTATTCCTTCTGTCCGGCCAGCTCGCGCTTGCGGTTGTCGTCCAGCGTGCGCTGCAGCGCCTGCTGGCCGCGGTTGAACAGCTCGGCGGCCTTGGTGGCGTCGCCGCCTTTCTGCAGATAGGTCTCCATCTGCGCCGCCAGCTGGGCGATGCCCTGCTGGTACTGCGTCAGCGCGCTGGTGTCGGCCTGGATGCTCTTGCGGTCCAGTGCGTCGACTTGGCTGCTGAACGTGTTGTAGGCGGCGGGCTCCTTGCTCTTGGGGCCTTGCGGGCCGGCCAGCTTTTTCAGCGACGCCTGGTAGGTGTTGTTGGCCGCCTTCACCTGGTTGTCGAACTGCGCCTCGATCAGCGCGCGCTGCTGCGGGTCGACGACACCATAGAGCGCGGAAGCGCGATCCATGCGCAGCTTGTCCAGCGTGTTCTTCAGCACCACGTCGGCCGGGGTGCCCGCGGACAGGCGCCGTTGCGCCGCGATGGCCTCGGCGTTCAGAGCCGCGTCGTTCGACGTTTGCTGCGACGCGAACTGGTCGGTGATGCCCTGCAGCTGCAGCGCCGCCAGCTGCTTGCGCAGCGCCGCCAGCTGCTCACCACCCTGCGCCTGCACCAGGTTGCCGGCGCGGTCGAGGTGCGGGGTGGTGAGCTTGTCGATCGCGGCCTGCACCTCCTTGATCTGATCGGTGATGCTCTGGGTGCGGCCCAGGCCCTTCATGGAGTCCCACGCGCCGTTCCACGCCTCGGCCACGGCATGGCCGGCGCGGATCATCCAGCCGGCGTTGTCCTGCACGTCCTGCGCGCGCTCCTTCATCGCCGCCGCGTCGAGCTGGTTGGCGATGCGCGCCGCCTCGCGCGTGTGGCCCTCGGCTTCCAGCGCGGCGATCTGCGCGTATTGCGCGGCGGTGAGGAAGTGATATTGCTCGTTGAGCTTGGCGATCGCCTCGGACGGCTTGTCGCCGATCTCGATAATTTTGGCCACCGACTTGTCGATGCTCTCGCCAGTGACGGTGGACATGTCCACCGCCTGCTGCGCGAGCACATCCAGGCTGGTGCCGAAGCTCTTGCCCGACCCCACCAACTGCTCGATGGCCTTGCGCGCGTCGCTGTACTTGCCGGTGGCCGCGCCCACCGCCTCGGCCATGTCGTTGACCTGCCCGACGGTGGCGCCAGCGGCGCCGCCGGTGGCGATCAGCGATACGCGCAGCTGCTCCGTTTCAAAGTAGCCCTTGGCGGCGGCCACGGCAAAGCTGCCCAGCACCGCCACCGCACCACCGATGAGCAGGCCGGCCGCGCTGAACGCAAGGCCCATCACGCCGGTGTTGGCGCCCAACGTGAGGATGCTCTGACTCAGCCGGCCAAACTGCCCGGTGGCCAGATCCTTGGTGATGTAGCCCAGCTCGCGCCGCGCGTTGGCGTTGTTGACGCTGAACCCGTGCATGGCGTTGCCGGCGGCGGCGATGCGCTCGCGGCTCTGGTCGATCGCCGCGCTGAACATCTTGTAGTCGTCGGCGCCGAGCACGCCCTTGGCGCGGAATGCGTCCAGTTTGGCCTGCTGCGCATCAAGCTTTTCCAGCGCGGCGATGGTGGGGTCGATCTGGCCCAGCAGGCGGCCCAGCTCGGCGCGCTGTTTCTCCAGCCCGGCGGTGTTGGCGGCGGCGGCCGCCGCCTGCTGTTCGGCGCGCACCAGGTCGGTGGCGCCGTGCATGGCGCGGGTCTGCGCCGCCACCACGCGCTCGTAGCCGGCTGCGGCGCCGGCATTGGTGGCGGTGCTGCGCTGGGTGGCGGCAATGGAGCTTAGCTCGGCCTGCTGGCGTTCCAGCGAGGCACGCACCATCGCCTTGATGCGTGCGGCGGCTTCGTCGTTCGATTCGCCCAGCGCGGCGGTGGCGCTGGCGTTTTCCCGCGATGCCGCCGTGGCGGCATTGGTGGAATCCACCACGCTGCGCTGCGCTTCGTCCAGGTTGGACACACCCTGCGCGGCATCGCCCATCGTGGCCTTGAATTGGCCATCGCTGGTTGCCTCAAGCTTCACCCGCAGGATGTTTTCGCTGATCACAAGGGGCTCGGTGAATTAGTGAACGATTCCAGCTGCTTTCAGTACAGTTATTCCGGCGGCGAGTCGCCGCGCTTTTCGGCGGCCTGCTCCGCCCACGCCGTCAGCAGGGCATCCTCGATCGTGCGCAGGTCATCCAGCAGATCGGCGACCTCCATGCCGTGCAGCGCATCGCCGGGTGGCGCCATCGCCTGCCAGCGCGGCAGGTACAGCGCCAGCGTGGCGATGCACGCGCCGTAGTCCAGCCCGGTGGTGCCGGCAAACCCCACCCGCATCTGCGTGCTGCAGGTGTCCCATGCGCGCAGCGCCGGCAGGCATTCGGGCAGCAGGTGCGGTTTGGGACAGGCATCGCAGCCGCCGGTAGCGCGGCAGGTCTTGCAGTAGTCCGGCAGGTTGGTCTCGTCCGGCCATTGCTGCTCCGCGTCCCACAACCGCTCCTCGCTGCCGTCCGGCAGCTTTACGCCTGGGCGGGCGCCGGCAAGCCAGCGAGCCCAGGCCGTGAGTTTTTTGAGTGTGCCCCGCTGCTGGCGTCCACCAGGCCCTGCAGCAGCGTGTCGCGCAGTACCTCGCTGCGCAGGAATGCGGATAGCGCGGCGGCGCTGAACGGGATCGGCACACCGTCCTGGTCGGCGATGTCGAACCAGCCGAGTACGCGATCGGTCAGCAACGCGTCGTCCGCCTGCAGGCGCTGGTCGGTCAGCGTGCGCCGTTTCGCCGCGTTCTCGTCGGTGTCGGTGGCGCCTTCGGCCGGCATCAGTCCGCGGATCTGGCGCATGAAATCGGTCATGGCGTTGTCGCGTGCGCGCAGCTCCTCGCGCGTCATCACGCGATACACCACCGCAAAGGTCTGCGCGGCGGTGCTGCCGTCTTCCTGCAGCTGCTCGATGGTGACCGGCCAGCGCACGCGGCCGTCTTGGGCGAATCGAAACATGGTGGTCCCTTATTCGATGGTGGCCAGCGGCGACTTGAGCACGGCGGTGACGCCGATCTCGCCGGTGGTGCGGTGGCCGGTGAAGCTGGCCTGCAGGCGCACGCCCTTGGGGCCGGTGACCACCGGCGTGGTGGCGGCAAACACCAGCGCCGGCACCGTGATGGTCAGCTGCTCGTTGCCCAGCGTGCCGTCGCCGGTGCCGCGCGTGAGCGTGAGCACCAGGCTGCTGTCGGTGTCGGCCAGCGCGGCGTCCAGCAGGTTGCTGTCTTTCAGCAGCGCCTCCACCGTGCCGGTGGGCACCAGCTTGCCCTCGGGCAGGTCGCCGCGCTTGCCGGCGCCGCCCACGACGTAGGTGTCTTCGTCGAGATTGTTGCTCAGGGTCAGGTCGAACTTGGTCACATCCAGCGCCAGCGAACCGCCGCCGAACACCAGCGTGGCGGCCAGCGCGCCGAATGCGGCGTGGCCGTTGTCGGTGGGCGAGGCTTCCAGCGGCGTGGCGCTTTTCACGTAGTCGGCACCGGCCACGGTAAACGTGGCCTGCACGAAGCCGCTGGGCGACAGCGAGAACTGCGCCTGGCCGATGCGGCAGCCGACGTAGCGCACGTAGCGCGCGGTGGAGGTGAAGCCCGCGCCCAGGTCTTCCTCCAGCTCGAAGCCGGGCGGCAGCGCATTGGCGCCGCTGGCGGCCACGCTGAAGGTGTGGGTGTAGGGCACCGCGCTGCCGGTGGTGGTGGGCACGCCCAGCAGGTGCTTCAGCCAGAAGCCGATGGTCTGCGGGGCGGTGTTGACCTGCACCGTACCGCTGACGGTGCGGTTGCCCGCCACGCTGCGCGTGGCGCCGCGGTAGCCGTCGATGGTCTCGTCGGTGTCGCGCTGCTGGTCGGCCTTCACGTTGTTCTGCACGTACGGCAGGATCAGCGCATCGGGCGATGCCGGCGTGGTGCCGAAGGTGGCCTCGGTGCAGCCGATCAGGCGAACGTTGGCGCCGCGTACTTGAGTGCCCATGTCACTGCTCCTCGTTGCTGTCGTCGACCGCAGGCGCTGCCGGCGTGGATGGGGTCAGCTCGCGGCACGCCGCGGCCTCGTCGTTCGGGTCGGCAAAGGCCAGACCCTTGGTGTCGACCAGGTGCACCGCCTCGGCGGCGCTCACCTTTCCGCTCTGGCCGCGCCGGATGCCGCCCACGGCAAACACGCCGGGGCGCGCGGTATCGGGGAAGATCACTTCGTACTTGTTCATGCGTCCCTCGCGATCGGGTAGTCGGCCTGCAGTCGGGCCACGAAACACTGCACGGGGTGGCGAATGCCCTGGTCGGGAATCCATTCCTGCAGCCACGCACCATTCACGTCGCCGGGCTGCGGGTTGCGCAGCAGCAGGCGGGCAAACAGCTCCGGCAACTGGCTGCGCTGGTCGGCGGCGGTCTCGCGATCCTGCTGGAACCACAGCAGCGCTACGTCCAGCTCGCTGGTGAAATCCTGGCTGCTGTGGCCGATCACCAGCCCGTTCTCGTCGCCGGTGCCCCAGCCGCTGGTCTTGCCCGGCGACTGCTCCACCACGAAGCACGGCAGCATGGCCGCGCCGATCTGCTCCCACGGCGTATTGCCGCGGATCACGCGCGCCACCGGCGCGCCGATCAGCGCGCTGATCTCGGCGGCGAACGTTGCATCGTTCGCAAGCAAGGTCGCCACGGCATCGGTGAAGGTTTTCAGGCCCATGCGCTGATGGCCCCCTCGACTTCGCGCTGGATCACCATCAGCGGCTGCTCGCTTTCCACCGCGTCGTCGATGAACAGTCGCGGCTTGTGGAACACCATGCGGTGTTTGCCGCGCCCGGCCCAGCTCGACACGTAGCCGCTGTGGATCGCGGCGGCATAGGCGGCGGTGTTGAAGATGTACGCCACGGTGGGCGACTCGATCTGCATGCCCTGGTTGGCGCGCAGGCCGCCAGGCGTGCGCACCGGCACGGGGTACGTCCACGGCGCCGCCTTGCGGCTTCCGCTGAGGTTCTTGATCGCCGCGCGGTTCACCGCCGTGGCGGCTTTCTTCATGCCGCGGCTCAACGCCGCATCCAGCGCCTTGACCAATGCCAGCAGGCGCTTGCTCATCTGCGCAGGCGTGTAAGCGGCCATCAGCCCACCCCGACAACGCTGGTAGTGGTCGGCGGGTAGCGGCCGGTCTCCACCACGCCGGCGGCCAGGCCGGTGCCATCGAACAGGGTACTGTCATCCACGCCGCTGGCGCGCAGCGCCTCGCCAAGCCAATACAGCGCGTTCTGCAGGGCGGCCTCGGCCTTCTTGCGCAGTTCGGCCAGCACCATGGCCTCATCCTTGTTGCTGCCGGACGCTGCGTTGCTCTCGTAGTACGCGTAGCGGCGGCGGAACAGCACCATGGATGAATACTGCACCTCGGACTGGCGGGCGCTGTCTTCGGCGTAGCTGCCGACCGGCATGGCGGCGTAGACCGCCGCGCCACACTTCTGCTCCACCCACAGGCTGGCCGATTTCAGCACGCGCGCCAGATAACCCGTGGCCTGCGTTTCGAAATCCGAAGGCATGCCAAACTGCGAGGCGGTGAAACCCTCGTCTTGCAGGTCCGCGATGGTGGCCTTGGGTGCGCTCATGCTGCCTCGTTCGAAAAATGCCGCGCGGGGTTACCGCGCGGCATTCGTGGATGCCTGCCCGGTTGACCGATCAGGTGAACTTGACGCGCGCCACCTGGTCGGTATCGCCGATCGCCGCATTCGCCTGGAACGTGCCCACGTAGTCGGCGGCGCGCACGTAGATGTTGCGGGCCGACTCGATGGTGAGGTCTTTCCAGTTGCCGCGCTTCAGCTTGCGGCCCGGCAGCACCAGGTAATAGCCGCCGAGATTGGCCGGCAGGTTGGCGGTGGCAATCACCGCCTGCACGCGCACCGTGATCGGCTGCACGTTGGCCTGGTAGGCCACGATCAGACTGCCCGCCGTGGCGGTGAGCATCTTGGTGATGCGGCCCACGTCTTCCGGCGCGCAGTAGATCAGGAAGCCCGCGTTGCTGCCGGCACCGTAGCCCTTGGCTTTCACCGCACGCAGGATCTTCGCGGCGGCCTTGTTCAAGGTCTTGGTGTCGTCGGTGTCGAACGCCACGTCGACGCCGCTGCTCAGCGCGGTGAACAGGTCGTAGTGCCAGCTGGCCAGCTTGTCCTGCGCCTTGGCGTTGAACTCCGCCACGGTGTCGCTGACCGCCCACCACTTCTGGAAGCGCAGCCAGTCGTCCAGGATGCCCACGCCATCGGCGAAGGTGCACACGCTCACGCTCATCTTGCTGTCGGTGACGCCGCGGCGAATCTTCACCTCGGCGCCCGGCTTGTACTGCTGGAACGTGATGCCGTTGTTCGCGTCCAGGATGTCGAACGAGTCCTGGTTGCTCGAGCGCATGTCCACCAGGTCGAACGCTTGCTGGTAGCCCAGGTCCATGTCCGGCATGTTGGTGTGGAAGAACTCCACCACGCGGTTGCTGGCGTCGACCAGGTTGGGGTTGTCGCCCGGCACCGCCCACTTGGTGGACAGGTGCGCCTTCACGCGCTCCACGCCGGGCACCACCAGGTTGCCATCCTTTCCGCCGATGACCTTGATGCCATCCACCGTGGCGATGCGCGGCGAACCACCCAGCTCGCCGAACAGGGCCGGCAGGTTGAAGTCGGTGTTGATCGCCTGTTCCAGGGCCTTGAGCTGCTCGCCCGGGTCGGCAATGGTGCCGAGCTTTTCGAACTTGCTGAAAGTGCGCATGTGGGCTGGCTCCTTAGGCCGCGAAAGCGTTGAAGGCGATCAGGCCGGTGGTGGCGTCGCCCGACAGCGCCGGCTCGATCGCGTAACCGACCAGCGTGTTCGAAGTGGCCACGTTGGTGAACGCCTTGGCCGTGTTGTCCCAGTACACCTTGTCGCCCACGGCGAGCGCCACGGCGGCCTTGGCACCACCGCTGATCTCGGCTTCGTAGGTGAAGCCGTTCAGCGCATTGGCGTCCGCCGTGCTGGTGGGAATGAGCAGGTGCGAATTGATCAGCACCGGCACGTGCGCGGTGGTCGCCGCGGTGTGCGACATCTGCAGGGTCTTGATCTGCGATGCCGGGGAGCGAACTTGCAGGCCCATGGTGTAAGTCTCCTCAGGCCGCCAGGGCCGGGTTGTTGATCGGGGAATCGGCCGGCGCCGCCTGGGTGCCGGGGCCGCCGGCATTGGTGTGCGCGCCCTTCATCTGGCCGGTGGCGTACAAGCCGCCGGCGCGCCGCTCGTAGCCCTTCTGCATGGTCTGCAGGCGCTCCACGTTGAACTCGGCCAGGAAGGCCTTGGCGGCGGCCACGTCTTCCGGCTTGTCACCGGTAAGGCCAAGCTGCCGCTCGAGCGCCACGATGTCGTCGACCAGCGCGGCCTTGAACGCCTTGGCGTCGGCCACGTGCGCCTTGAGCTGCGCCGGGTTGTCCAGCAGCGCGGCGTCGTCGCCCAGTGCGGTCTTGATTGCGGCCAGCGCGGTGGCGGCCTTTTCGCCGGATGCAGCCTTGGCATTCAGCGCGTCGAAGTCTTCCTGCTTGATGTCCATGACATGCTCCGGCTTGGTGGTTTCGGGTTCGGGGTTTTCTTGGGTGGCGGATTTCACGGCGCGGGCGCCGGGCTGGGCGCCCAGCCACACCAGCGACATTTCCAGCGCCTTGGCCGGCCCCATCCAGCGGCGCGCGGTCAGCTCGTTGCCTTGCGCGTCCGTCACCTTCTGCAGCGACTGCGCGGTGAAGCCGATGGACACGTCGCCAGCAATGCCGGCGTCCTGTTTGATCAGCAGGCTGGCGTTGTCGGGGGTCTTGGCGAAAAACGCGGAGGCCAGCAGCAGCTTGGCCTGGCTACGATCCGGGGGCAGCTGCAGGTCGGGCTCGCGCAGCAGCGTGCGCGCCTCGTCCAAGCTCATGGTCTTGGTGCTGGTGGCGTACACGCGGCCCTCGGCCGGGCCGCCATCACCCTGCCAGCTGCTGGGGTGCTTGATGTACACCCCTTTGCCCGGCAGGGTGCGCGCGAAGTCGTCCAGCACACCCTCGTCGAAAATCTCGTTGTCGCGGTCGATGCAGTTGTGCGCCAGCACGTACTCGCGCACCTGCAGCTCGTCGGCGGCGAAATCGCGCAGCGTGTATGCGCGAATGGCAGCCAGCGCGGCATCATCTGCCGCCTCGGCCGCCTTCACGCGCAACGCCAGCGATTTCTGCTGCACACTCACTTCGTGCGCGCCTCGCGTACCGGCTTGATGTTGGCCACGCGCCAGGCGGCCTGCTCACCATCGAGCGGTCCGGTGTAGTCCGGGTGGCGGAAGTCGGTGGCGGGGATCTTCCCGGCGCCTTTCGGCGCCGGGTCGACCTTTTCACCACCGCCCGTGGGAGTCTTGTCGCCCTGCTCGTCGCCGGGATCGCCGTCCAGCGCGATCAGCGCGGCGTCGATGGCTGCCAGCGCGGTCGCGCGATTCTTGCCGGCCGCCTCCTGCGCCTGCAGTTCCACCAGGCTTTCGCGGTCCAGCGCCGGAAGCTGCTCGGTGAGCTTGTCCACCGACAGGTCCAGCACGTCACTGATCTGGTTCTTGTCCATCACATGGCAGCCTCTGCGCGCAGATGTGCGACTCAGTAGGCTGCATCAGACTTCAATCCCGCGATGCGTTTCCATGCGCGGATGTGCCACGCGGATCAGTCGTCCGCGCGGCCAGCGATCACACAGAAACAACCGGGGTGTGAATCGCGCACGGGGATCGGGCCGGTGGCCACCTCATACGGGCCGGCGGCTTCGATCGCGATGCAGATGCTGCAGGCTTCCGGCGCCAGCATCCAGTCGTAGTGGTTGATGCCCATGTCCGTCAGCGCCTTTTTCTGGCCCATGGCATGGCTTGCGGAAATCTCGCTGCCGGCCAGGCGCTCCCAATCGTAGGCGTGGGCGTCGAACTTCTTGCGCAGCTCGGCGGCCACCTGGCGCGGGTTGGTGCCGTTGTAGGCGGCGTCCTGCAGCGCCTGCACGATGTCGTTTTCGTACACGCGCACGGTGGTTTTCTGCAGCACGTTGTGCAGCTCGGCCGGCAGCGCGGCGGCGCGCTGGGCGCGGGCCGCGGCGATGATGGTGTCGGCGCCGGCGGGGCCGTCGCCCGCTTCGGCGGTGTTGGCGATGCCGCGGACCCACGCCTCCAGCACCTGCTGTACCAGCGCGCTGTCGGCGCCGGACTGGTCAAGGATGAACTGCGTCTGCAGCTGCAGCAGCTGCTGCAGCATGCTCACGGGGTCAAACGCGAACGCCTGCGGGGTCTTGCCGGCCACCGGCAGGCCCAGCACGCGCAGGGTGTCGTCCGCCAGCGTGTCCCATGCCTCCTGCAGGGCGCGGGTGGCGGCGCGCTGGATGCGGGGCAACGCCGGGTCGTCGATGGCCCAGATTTCGCTGGCGGCCTTGTGCACGTGCGCGTGCTCGCCGGCAGCCTTGAGCGTTTGGCGCAGGGCGGCGCGCACGATCGGGTCGAGGTCGTCAAGCGCGCCAACCATGGCCGCCTTGGCCGGCTGGGTGGCGGGGTCGTTTTGCTGGGTGGGGTCGGCGGCGGGCAGCTTGCCGCCGTTGGCCTGCATCAGCGCGGTCTGCGCATTAAGGAATGCCGCCTGCGCACGCTTGAGCTCGTCGCGCAGGTTGGGCAGGTTCTGCACCAGCTTCCAGTCGCCCGGGCGCCAGGTGAGACCTCGCCCGCGCAGCCACGTTTCCGTGAGGCGGTTCAGGCCGGGGCTGCGCGCCTCGAAGCGGGTCTTGCTTTCCTGCAGCACCACCTCGGCCTGGTTGTCGGCCATGCGCTCGGCGGTGCCGCCGCCGATGCCCATCATCCACGCCGGCAGTCCGATCTTCGCCAGCACCTGTTCCTGCATCTGCCGGGCCGGCATTTCGATCTCCAGCGCCTGGCCATCGGCGCCGATCACGGTGACGCTGATGTCGTCGTCCGCGCCAACCGCCGTGGTGAAGTCGGCGCTGTTGCCGTTGCGCTTGGCGATCAGTGCAGCCTGAAGGTTGTCGGCCAGCTGCTTGCGGCGCGTGTCCAGCGCGCCGTCCTTCAGCGCGCGGTTCTTGGTCTTGTAGTTCACGTGGAACACCGGGTCGCCGAAGCGGTCCCACGCCTGCCCGGTGGCGTTGTGCATCTTCAGCAGGATCTGGCCGACGAACTCGATGCTGCGCATCAGGCTCACGCCGTAGGGCTGGTCGTTTTCCGGGTTGAACGCGCCGTAGACCAGCCGCGCCGGGTCGATCTGGGTATAGCCCTTGCCCTGCAGCACGCTCGCATTGAGCTGCCGGCCGTTGTTGCGCAGCACGGTCTCCACCGCGTCGGTGCCATCGCGCCGGCCGGTGACGCTGGGCATCGGCGGCAGATACCAGGTCTGCAGCTGGCCGGTGTCGGTATCGCGGTGAAATAGCACGCCCTTGCTGTCCGCCACGCGCAGGCCGATCAGCTCACGCCCGCGCCGGTCGAACACCATTTCGCCCACGGTGAAGCCCTGCTCGTACAGTTCATTGCCCTGCGCGGCGTAGAACGCCTGCAATCCACTCTGCAAGTCGCCCACCGGCATGGCGCCGAACAGCTCGCGCTCGATCAGCTGGGTGAGCTTGTCGTTGCCGCCCTCCACCGCCATGACCCCATCCATCGTCACCATGCGGTTGATCGCGCCGTCGAGGATGCCCAGGGCCTCGCGCAGCGCCTCGTAGAACCACGGGTTCACCGTGCGCGGCACGAAGCCGTTGATCTGCGTCGTCCACGGCCCCATCGCCATCCCGGCCCGCGCGATCGCGCTGCTGCCGATGTCGTTGGATTTGCGGCCGGCGAACCAGGTGCGGGGGTTGATGTTCATGCGTTGTCTTCCTCGAACCAAGGCCGAAGTTGTCGATAGATGCGGTCCATCTGCGCATGGCTGACAGTCAGCTGCAGCGACGCAATGGAAATCTCGTAGGCGTTCCCGGCCACGTCCGGGGCGATCTCCGCCGGCGACTCATCGTCGTCCTCGTCGCTAATGTCGATCTGGATCGTGGTCATGCAACCCGCGCCTCGGTGTCGGCGTATGGCTGCAATTCTTCAACCCAATCCAGAACATCCTGCAGCCTGTCAAACTGGTTGAATTCGAGCTCGCCAAAACGATCGGCGGACTCCGTCGTCAGCGTCACCGACCAGCAAGGCACTGACTCACCCGGAGTTGGCGACCACTCGTAAATAACCTCCGAAGCCTCGGCCCCTTTGTGCTTCAGCGCGCTCAATATCTTTCGCTTGCTCATGCCGCTCGTGCCTCCGTCCCACAGCTGAAAACATCCATCTCGCCGCCCACGTCGTCGTACAGCTTGCGCAGCATCTGCATGCGCCGCGCGTCGATATCGTGGTCGTCTTTCTTCGCGTAGATCGGCCACTTCGTGCCCTGGCGGGCGGTGTGGTTGGTCATGTGATTGAGCACTTCCACGTCATAGGCCATCGCGTAGCCGTTGGCCTGCAGGCGCTGGCTGATGCACTGCGTGGCCCAGTGCTTGGCCGGCGCGCGCACGATGGTTTCGCCGTCGCCGTCGTCGCGGGCGCGGTCCACCAGTGGCTCGCCGTCTTCGCCAACGCAATCCACCGCGTTGCTGAACTGGTAGCCGGTCATGACCTCGTCGAAGTGCTGGTCGGTGTAGGCCTCCATGGTCTGCAGGTCTTTCACCACCACGGTGCCGGCGCTGCCCAGGTCGACGCCCCAATGCGGCAGGCCGCCGAACAGCTCCTGCAGGCAATAGATCAGCTCGCGCTGAATGTAGTAATCCACGCCGCGGGCGTTGATGCGCAGCACGTCCTGTAGCTGCGGGCCGCGCTGTTCGCTGATGATGATTTCCGTGGGGTCGTTGGTTTCGCCCAGGTCGGCGCCGGCCCAGTACACGCCGGCCGTGGCACCGGTGAGGTATTCGCGCAGTAGCGCGCGCATGGCCTGGCGGCGCTCGGCGTCGTTGCGGCTGGCGAAGGGGGCCAGCGCCAGCGTGCCGTCGAACAGCCAGTCGTAACTGCCTGACTTGCGACCTTGCTCCACGTGGAGCACTACACGTTTCACGGCCACGTGCAGCTCGCCGCGCTGGCGGTCGATGTTAAGGGTAAGCACGCGGTAGTCGGGCAGCTCGTGCACGTTGGGCAGCAGCAGATCCCAACTCCACACCGGGTTCTCGGCCTCGCCCCACTCGCCCAGCACGTTGCGCTTGTAGCCCGGCGTGTGCCGGCCTCCGAAGTCGCGGATGAACGCGGCATCGCGCTCCGGCGTCCAGAACGGCGCCGGCATCAGCGTCTTCGGCCACAGGAACAGCCGCCGGCCCGGCTTGCCTTCCGGCAAGCCCACCACGGCCTCGGTGCACATCTGGAAAAATCCGGTGCTGCGGTCGCCATCGGGCACGCTGTACACACGTTTCACGCAGCCCGGCTCGCACGATCGCCAGAACTCACTCCACTGCACCGCGCGCTTGAGCTTGGCCGCCTCGTCCACCAGCGCCATGGCGTTGACGTGCACACCGCGGAACGCTTCGCCGTCGTGGCCGGCGGGCCGGTAATACACGCGGCCAATGCCTGGCTTTTCCGTTTCGCCCAGCGGGATGGTGAGAAACCGCTGCATCATGTGCGGCGTGCGCTTGGGCTGCAGCCAGAACTGGCTTAGCAGCGAGCCGCGCGCCTCGGCGCGCCCTTCCTGCGCGCCCACCTGGCCCTCGATGGCCAGAATGATCTCGTCCAGGTGCGTCTGCTGCGGCGCGCCCACCAGCATCCACGGCCGGCGCACGGTGAACCCCATCGACGTGCATTGGCCCCACAGGATCAGCACCGTGATCTCGCGCGTCTTGCCGACCTCGGCGCCGTCCTGGTGCACCACGTCCTGCCGCCAGCTGCGCACGCTCTCGCGCTGGTAGTCGAAGAACTGCCACGGCTCGCCGGTGCGCGGCTCCACCATGAACGTTTCCGCCCACCGCACCGGGTCGACGAACACGAACAGGAACATCGCCTGCTCCAGCGTGATGCCGTAATCGCCCCGCGACAACGCCTGCCATGCCCAGCCCTTTTCGCACAGCCACGCGTCGAACTCGTCCGGCGCGAACACGCCGCGCTCGTCCATCTGGCGCAGCACGTCGTGGTCGGCGGTGGGGCGGCGGCGGAGCTTAGGCATGGTTAGGCCGCACTCTCGCGCAGCGCATGAATCGCGTTGAGTGCGGCCGCGCGGTCCTCGTCGCACCCCGGAAGCGAGCGGACGCCGATTTCCATGGCATCCAGTTCCTCTTTTGAGCTTGCTCCGACAAGCCCTGCGAGCGCGGCGCGCAGCTTGTCGCGCTGCTCGATTACCGCGCGCATCGGGTGCTGCTTGCACCCTGCGATATGGTCGGTCAGCACCTGGTTGCCGTGCGCTGGCGTGTCTTGTGGGTACTCATGCCCGCAGTACACGCAGGTGAGAATCCTGTGGCTCATTTCCTCGCTCATTCGTCGTCCCTCGCAGGTGGCGGCAGCTTTCGCTGCGCGCGGTTGAAGATCGCCCCCAGCAGCGACTGCAGGCCACCGGCGGCTTCGTCGTCGTCTTTCAGTTTTTCGCGGGCGCGCGGCGTGGCCATTAGCTCGGCGAGGTTGATGCCCAGCGATTCGTTGAGCTTGATCAAGTGCGCCAGGATCGGGTTGGGCTTCATGTCGGCGACCATCGGTTTTCCGTCCTGGTCGCGCACCACGTCACCATCCCGGGTGATCATGGGAATCTCGATCAGCAGGCCGTGCTCGGCGATCTCCTCGCGGATCTGCCGCAGCAGCTGGAAGTTGCCAGCCATTTCGGTGGCGAGCAGGCCGTGCATGCCGTCCATATCGCCATCGGTGAAGGCGGACATCAGCGAATCCAGCGCGTGCACGTAGACGGTTTTGTCCAGGCAGCTGCCGCCGGCGCGGGTGAGGCCATCCAGCACCAGGCTGCACGGCGCCTCGGTGCGGTCGGGGTTGTCGGGGTGGAACGGGCACGTGGTGACGCACGGCTTGCCGAACATCTTGGCGATGCTGGTGGCGCCGCTGGCGAACTGCGCGCGGTTGATGGCGCTGTAGCGGCCATGCTTCCACGCGTTGCGGCTGCTTGCCGCCTTGCCCTCGTCGGTGATCGGGCCGGTGGCGGCGGCGGCAGCGGCTGGCAGGTTGTCGCGGCGCTGTTGCACGGCTTCCTCGCTCATGGTGTAGCCCGATTTCGGCGCCGAAGCGCCCGCTGGCGACGCCTTGCGCCGCTGCTCCAGCGCGGCCGGCGACAGCGTGTACGGGCGTTTTGTCGGTTTGTCCGTCATCCGCGCTGTTTCTCACGGGTGGCCGGTGCAGTTCCATGCGCGCATGTGCCGCGGTGGCGGGCGGCGATGCGCTGCACCTGGGTGTGGCTCATGCACATGCGCCGCGCGATTTCGCGCTGGCTCACGTCCTGGTCGAGCAGCGTGGTGATCATGTTTTCCAGCGTGGGGCCACCCAGCGCGTTGAAGAACGTGCGCCGCGATGGCACCCACACCGCGCCGTTGCCGAATTCGTCCAGCACCACCATCAGCGCCTCCAGCCCGGCACGCTGGGCGATCAGCAGCCACAGCTCCTGCGTGGTCGATGGGTGATGCACGGCGGCCGCGTCGAGCAACTGGCGTTCGAACGCGGTCGGGGCCTCACCCGGTCGGGAGAACACTGGATCCATGGCGCTTCCTCTCGAGGTCTTGGGCCCACAGGGGCAGGTCGTCGGGCACCGTGCCCAGCGCGGCGTGCTGGCGGTGCGCTTTCAGCGTGTAGCGGTTCATGCGGTTGCTCACCGCGAGGTAACGGCGCGTGGTTTCGATGGACTCGTGGCCCATCAGCACGCGGATGCGCTCGATGTCGGTGCCGTCGTCGTAGAGCATCGTGGCGAAGGTGACGCGGAAGCGGTGCACGCCCCAGCTGCCCAGCCCGGCGCGGCGCGCGGTGCGCTTCACCACGTCCTCGATCGCCTTCACCGTGACCGGGCCGCCCTTGATGCACAGCCCGGGCCGGCCGCCGCGCGACAGGTTCACGAAAACGCTGTCGGTGCACAGATCCGGCACACGGCTGCGCGCTTCCAGCCAGCGCAGCAGCTCGCGCACCACCGGCCCCTCGATCGGCACCGTGCGCTCCTTGCTGCCCTTGCCGAACACGTGCACTTGGCCCTTGCGATCGCTCGCCAGGTCCAGCTGGTGGACGCGCAGCTCGGTGATCTCCTCGCGCCGTAGACCGGCCGCGAGCAGCAGTAGCAGCATGGCCCGGTCGCGCTGCACGATCAGCTCGGATGTGCCCTGCTTCACTGCCGCGAACAGCGCGCGGAGCTGCGCCACGCTGTACTTTTTCGCCTGGGTGATCACCCGCTTCGGCGCCTTGTAGCCGCGCGTCACGTCCACGCCATCGCCGCGGGTGGCCAGGTAGCTGTACAGGCTCCGCACGGCCATCAGCGCGGACCGCCGTGCCGAGGCCGACAGCCGGCGCTTGACGTACAGCCATTTCTGCCAGTCGTCGAGCTCGCGCACCGTGATTTCGCGGAAATCGTGGCCAGCTTCCTCGGCCCAGCCCATGAATCGCGCCACGGCTTCGACGTAATCCGCCACCGTGGTCGCGCCGCGGAACCCGCGCACCACCACCAGGCACTGCACCCACAGCCAGCACGTCGCCAGCCAGCGCGAATCGCGCCACGGGCGCGCCTCCACCGCCCGCATCGCCGACGCCAGCGGCCCACCCTGCCCCAGCAACGTCGCTCGCAGCTGCGCCTCCTGCGGCGGTAGCACCAACCCGGCCGGAATCGGCGGCACTTCAACCACAGCGCACCCCCTCGCGGCCAAAAACCAAAAACGCTCCCCATTTTTCGAGGCCCCACCAGGTTAGGGGTCGGGCGGCATGCCCCCCTGCTTTTGAGGGGGGGTGTCCTGCACCGACCCCAGCCGACACCCCGTAGGCCGCGCCAGCACTGGGTTTCAGGCATTCGGCATCCGGGTTCTTTGTGGTCTCACCGTAGCGTGAGACTGGAAACGAGCGCGAAGCGGGATGGATGGCGTCAGCTCGCCGTTCCGGCGGTGGATAACTCAGGCTGGGACTAGCGGAGAGAACAACGGTTAGGCGAATGCTCATGGGGAAATCCCGAGGGAAACAGCGATCTGGCGCCGTATCTCGGCCACAGCCTCAGGCTCGTGCCCAGGCGGAATCGGGCGATGGACGCGCGATGGCAGTGCCTGCCTGATCGGCTCAGCGAGGGTTTCACCTCGCGCCAGGCGATCGAGGGCAGTGCGGTACGCCACGTCGAACGCCGTGCGCACCGCTCGCTCGTCGAGCGTGCGCAGGTTCCACGTGCCAACCGATCGCGCTGCGGCGCCGATGGCTGGATGCGTGAACTCGTGGTCGGTGTTGCGCGACCAGGCCAATGCCTCGCGCAAAGCCTGCTGCAGATCCGGCGCCGATGGCCGGCACAGCGCAATGAACTCCTCGTCGCTCGGTGGCCAACCCGTGCCCACCTTCGACAACGCCGCCAGCCCCAGCTTGGTCGCCTCGGCTGAAACGCCAGCAGCGCGCAGCGAGGCAAACCACACACCGCGGGCATGCGGATCCTCGAACCTGTCTCGCCAGCGCTGGCCGTACTTGCGCTGGAAGATCGCGAACACCTGCGCCACAGCCATGCGCAGCGCCTGGTCCTCAGCGAGTGCCGGCGAATTCGCGGCTGAGCTGATCACCTCGCTCATAGCCACCTCCGGTGTTGGTGTTGGTTTCAGCCGTTGCCGGCACGCCGGCGATCACGTCGTCGACGAAGCACGCGAGGAACCCCAGGTTCACCGGGTGCTGACTGCGCTGCTGTTCGCGTTTCCGCTTGGCCCGGCGCATGGCCTCGGCCAGGTTGGCATCGGTGAGCCCGTGGGCCAGCCACTCGGTCAGCTTGCCGCGGTTCATCGTGCGGATGCCGATGTGCGCCGGGATGCCCTGATCGGCTACCCACGCCCAAAAACCACCGGCATCAATGATCGCGCCCGCCTGCTCGCGCACGGTGCGCGTAGTAGGTGACTTTAGACTTGGGTTACCAGAATCTGCAGAAGCATCGGAGAAATCGCAGTTGCTCTGCTCTTTCTCCTCTGTGGGAGTTACTCCGTTACGTACGGCGTTAGTCACGGGAGTAACGCCGTTATTATCAGGTCGAGCAGCAGCGGCGAGTGCCCGCTTCAGCTTCTCACGATGCCGCCTCTGCCTGGCCGCGTTGGTGGCGTCCAGCTTGACCGGCTGCTTTTCCAACCAGTCGCTTATCTCGCCGTCGACAATCAACCCGCGATCGCGGATGGCGTCGACCACGGCCGTGATCTGCTCCAGGCGCCAGCCCGTGAAGTCGGCCAACGCGTGAGCATCGAACGAGGTCACCATGCCCCTTGGCGAGGCCTTCGAAGCACACTCCTTGAGATACCCCCACACCACGAAGACGTGGCCGGGCGTAACACCGTTACCGGCAGCGCGCGCCACGCCAAGCCAGCGCGGATCGCAGACCTCGCCGTGATATTGACGGAACCAATCCATCAGCGCGTACCCGCCGCTGAAAGCGCTGGGTCATGCGCGGCGCATCCCGACGTGGCAGGATGGCAATGCGAGGCGGCAAGCCCCGCAAGGCGCTGTGCAGAAAAGACTTCCCACATGAGGCTCGTCCTGAGCCGGTGCGCGAACTGATCCTGTCAAACTGTATATTATGTAAAGTCGCGCCAGATTCGGCGGGTTTTACATCGGAATCAGACGCTTACCGGCTTTCGATGGGTCCACTTTTGGACCCGATGTGTGATACCACGCCGTTACAGTCAAATGCATCTGCCTGCTGGCAAGGGCGAGCTGCTGCATGTGGATTCGCAGGATGCGCTGGCGCGGTTTGCGCGCATCCTGTCGGGTAGTCGGGCGCCCACCACGGTTCGGCTGTACGTGGGCGTGGTGCGTCGGTGGCTGGCTTACGGTGGAGCGGCAGACCGGCTCGATGCCGCCCTGCTGCAACGGTGGTTGAGCGATCGTCGCCGGCAGCACGCGGCGCCGGCGACGATCAACGTGGATATCAAGGCGCTGCGCGCGTTCTACGACACCATGGCGCTGATCGGTGCCGCTCCGCAAGCAGAATCGAATAATTGTCCAAAAGGGCGGCGCGTGCCGGTGCGCCTGGTGCGCTGTTTCAGCGACGAACAGGTGCTGGCGATGCTGGCGGCTCCCGATGTGTCCACGTTCGCCGGCTACCGCGACAGCGTGATGATGCGCACGCTGTGGGAAACCGGCCTGCGCGCCAGCGAGCTGATCGGGCTGGGCCTGGGCGACGTGCTGCCCGATGCGGTGTACGTGGCGTCCGGCAAGGGCGGGCGCAGCCGATGGGCGCCGATCAGCGCGGAGCTGCACGCCCTGCTGGTCGGCTACATGGCGCTGCGCGCCACCACGCGCCCCGGCAAGCGCGCCGCGCTCTGGGTGACGGATGCCGGCCGCGCCCTGCGCAGCCGGCGCAGCGTGTGGGCCATCGTGAGCCGCTGGGCGCGCGCCACGCTGGGCAGTGCCGTGGGTTATGACCGGGTGCGCCGGGCGGCGCGCCAGCGGCCGTGGAGCGGGCAGTATCCGCACCTGCTGCGCGCCAGCATGGCTACCACCCTGCTCCGCCACGGCTGTCCCCTGCCCGCCATCATGCAGATGCTCGGCCACACCAGCCTCGATAGCACCGCGCGCTATTTGGCCGCGGACATCAGCCATTTGCGTGCAGCGATCGACAAGCATCCGCGCAACCATCGGTCAGCCCGCCCTGTCGAGTCGACCACGCCGGCGGGCGCGGCGGGATCCAGCGATCCACAGGGGGGAATCGGGCAAGCCGCGGAGCCCGACCAGTAGCTGGTGGAACTGGTCCCGGCCCAGCCGCAGGCATGTATCCACGCCCACCGCCGCCAGGCGCAGCCGGTATTGCTCCTCGGTGAGGCCTTTGCGCGAGCGCGCCAGCACGTGGATCATGCGCACCCGGTCCCGCGTCATCTGCCAGCGCTTGCGCGCGAACAGGTCCAGGCCGCAGCACCAGCGGTGTGCGGTCGGCTGCTGGCAGCGGGGGCAGGTGCGCCGGGTCATTCGTCATCACCAAAGGCAGCGAACGGGTCCATTTCCGTTTCCGGGTCGTGGCTGGTGTGTTCGTAGCCCTTGGCGAGCTGGAACCAGTCAGCGTCGATCCAGCCGCCAAGGTCGGGCAGCACCTTGAACATCACGCCCGATTGGCAGTGAGCGTCCACGCGCCGCGCCGTGATCACGTGCAGGCTTTCGCGGCCGTGGTCGTAGGTGGTGCTCACGTGGGCGCCGGGCTCGAGCTGGCGGCTGGCGTGGGTCATGCAGCCCTCGCGTAGAACTCGATCAGGTCGGCCAGGTCGTTGGCTACCTCGGCCGCCGCCATGTCCGGGCAGACGCTGTTGCCGATCAGGCGCACCTGGTCGGTCTTGGTGACCTGGCGCCACTCGTATTCGCCGCTGCCTGGTGCGGTTTCGAACAGGCCTCGGTCGATGATGTAGCTGTCGGGGAAGCCCTGCGCCCGGGCGAGCTCGCGCGGCACCAGCATGCGCAGCGTGATGTCGGCCAGCACGTAGCCGCCCAGCAGCACCATGCCGGCGGGATCGGGGAAGTGCTCCGGCAGGTACTCGTGCAGGAAGTCGGCCACCGCCTTGGCGCGTTCGCGCAGCTCCGGCGCCAGCGTGTCGGCCGGCACCTGCACGCACTGGATCAGGCCCATGCGGTCCTTCGTCGGCACCGTGTGCATCGGCTCGTCGCAGCCCTGCCACTGGCCGCCCTCGCCGTAATACTTGACCAGGTAGGCCGACACCAGCCGCTGGTTGGCTCCGCTGGCGCAGATGGTCGACACCGGATCGCGCAGGTCGCGGCCGTCGCCGTCGTAGAAACCGCCGTTGGCTTGCTCAAGGAAGGAAGAAATCACGCCGTACCGCGTCGCGCCGGCGAGGGCGGTTTGCATGGGTTCGCGCAGATCACTGCCTTTGGCGTTCTGGCCGAATGCCGTGATGTGCGCCGCGACCAGCGCATGCTTCACGCCACCAGCCACCACCGTGCCCAACGGCTTGCCGATGTCCAGCGCGCGCGGTTCTTGCCCTTCGCGCTCGCCGTAGCCGGTTTGCACCAGCGTCGGCGCCACCAGCGAGAAATGCCCGCCCTTGATCTGCGCCACCTGCGTGCGCAGCGGCTCGTCGGCCGGGAACACGCGCTGGCTGCTGCTGTTCGCGTGCTCGGTCAGGTAGGGTGTGACCAGCGCGTGGTGCGTTCCGCCGCCAGTCACCGTGCTCAGTGGCTGGCCGAGGCCGTGCGTCGACGTGTGTCCGCCGCTTGTGCCGCGCAGCGGCACGATGAACGGCTGCGGGCAGTTCAGCACGTAGCGCCACATGCCTTTCGCGATGCGCTTGAGCGTATTGGTCGCCAGCGGCTTCTTGCGGCCGAAGATGGAGCGCGACGGCAAGGTGAAGTCGATGCACTCGGCGGCGGTGCGGTAGGGTTTCAGCTTGCCGGACGCCACGGCTTTGCTGTCCTGCGCCGCATGCGTGTCAGGGCTCCAGGTGATCGGTCGGCCGTCGCGGCGGAACTTGATCACCAACCGTTTGCGGATGGTCTTGGCGCCCTTGTCGCACGCCCGGATTTCGCGCCAGTCGGCGGTGTAGCCCAGGCCGCGCACCAGCGCCGCGCGCGGCACCGCATCGCCCAGGAACTCCACGATCTCGTCCATGGCGGGGTGGTCATCGGCCAGGCCTTTGGTCATCACGTCGATGAACGCCCGGAACGTCTCGCCCTTGCGCTCAACGATCGCGCTGCCGCTGTCGTCCAGCGGGCACCAATGGATGAACTCCTCCACGTTCTCCATCTCGATCACGCGCGGCGTGGCGAAGTAGCCCCAGCGCACCACCACCCACGCCAGCCCGCGGATGCGCTTGCTGCGCGGCGCCTTGCCCTTGGCCTTGCTGTGGTGCCGGCAGTCCGGCGATGCCCACAGCAGGCCAACCGGCCGGCCGCGCGTGGCCGCCAGCGGGTCGACCTCGAATACGTCCGCCTGGTAGTGCTCGGTGTGCGGGTGGTTGGCGCGGTGCACGGCGATGGCGATGGCGTTGTGGTTCACTGCCACGTCGGGCTCGCGGTAGGCGCGGGCGATGCCGGTGGATGCGCCGCCGCCGCCGGCGAACAGGTCCACCACCAGTTCCTGGTCGAAGTTGAGGAAGGCGGTCCCGTCAGCCATGCGCCCTACTCCCCGCCAGCAGATCCACGAACCACGGGGTGTGTCCTGCCGGCAGCTTGCGTAGGTCGACGTGGATCGCGTGGGTGATGATGAAGTTGCGCAGTGCCTGGTTGGTGACGCGCCAGGGCGCTCGGCCGTCCGGGGTTGGCTGGTGGGTGGGGTCGCGTTCGGCGGCGAGCATGCCCAGGTGGATCCAGCGCGTGACGGTGGTGGGATCGTGGCCGAGCAGGCTGGCGACCTCGCGGGCGGTGTAGTCGTCCTCGCGCGGGTCGCGCTGGATCGCGCGGCGTTTGCGTTGCACGACAATCGCGGCTTCCGTGCGGCGGAAGCCCTGGCGCCGCAGTGCGTGTTGCACACCGGCGGGCCGCAGGTTGCGGGTGGCGCGCAGAATATCCAGCTCCGCCGGGCTCCACGGCGCCTCGCGGAAACGCGGGGTGGTAAGGCCAAGGTCACGCGCCCGGCGGCTCACCCACCACACCGGCCGCGCCAGGCGCTTGGCCAGCGCCACCACGTCGCCCCGCTGCATCGGGCGCTGATGCGCGGCGCGGATGGCCTCGTCCATGCCCGGCTCCAGCGTCCACGACTCGCGCACCAGCGGCTGGCTGGCGCAGCGCAGGCCCAGCGCGTTGGCATGCTGGTAGATCGCCGATCGGCTGCGGTGCGGCAGCAGCGCGATCACGCCATTGATGCCGCCCGCCGGGTACGTCTCGCGCAGCACGCGGATCTCGCGCGTGGTCCAGGCCGCGCGGCTGATGGGCTGGGCGTGCGGCGTGCTGATGGAAGCGGTGCCGTCAGGCATGGGGCGCCTCCTCGGACTGCTCCAGCGCGTCGGCGAGGGTTGGCTGATCGTGCTGCACGCCAGGTGTCCAGTCGTAGCTGTCCAGGCTCACCAGGAAGCGCAGTGCCATAGCGGCAGCCTGTTGTGCTTCCTTGCGCACGTCGTCGGGCTTGTTCTTGTGCGGCTCATAGACCTGTTGCAGCACCGCCTTCGACAGCTCGCCGGCTTCCTCGTTGAAAACGCCGACGGCGTGCAGCGGATCGGTCGGCCACGTCGGGAACTTGCGGATCGCCTTTTCCAGCTCGTCCATGACTTCGCGGACGACAGCCGGCACCCTCGCGCGCTCGGCGTTGGCTTTGGCTGCATCCCAGCCAGCGTCGTTCGGTGGCTGCAAGTCGCAGTTTGTCTGCGCCGGCAAGACTGACTCGCCGCGCTGGTGCAGGAACATGGCGAAGTTGCCCACGTCGCGCGGGTCGCCCTTTTCGACATGCGCGCGAAGCATGTCCGACAGCCGTTGCTGCATGCCCGGTTCGTCGTTGTTCCAGCCGCTGCGACCCTTTGCGCGAGCCTCGGCCAGTTTGGCCTTGAGCGCAGCGGCGAAGCGGTCAACGGCGGCATCGTCCGGGTGCGGGATACCCTCCCCCTGCGCGTTCTGCGAATCAAGTTCAGCGTTGACCATCTGCTCATACTTCGCCTGATCGTAGCCGCGACGAAACGCATTGCCGTGAGCCTGCGCGTTCTGCGCGAGGGCGTTACGGGCTTCATCGACGGCGTCGCAAGCTACGGTCGCGCCCAGCTGTTGGAGCAGTGTTTGCAGGCAGCGAAGCTTCCCATCCAGTGTGGCCTTTTCCATCATGCATCCCCCGGCCGCGGCAGCCCGAACACCTCGGCCAGCTGCTCCAGCAGGCGGCGCAGTTCGGTGGTCATCAGGAACAGGGCGGCGGCGGCTTCGTCGTGGGCGTCCTGCAGGCTGTCGCCCAGCGTGTCCAGCACCACGTCGAGGAAGCGCAGCTTGTGCAGCACCAGGTCTTCGCCCAGCACGAAGCTGATACGGTCGTCGTAGACCAGGCCCAGCTTGAACACCTGCTTGCCGCTGCGCAGGTGTTCCTTGACCTCCTCGGCGTCCATGTCCTGCCGGCGGGCACGGATGACGGCGCCTGCGGCGGTGGCGGGGTCGCGCAGTTCGCACTCGTCGCCCAGGGCGAAGCCGGCCGGCAGGCGGCCGGTGGCCAGCCAGTCGGTCAGCAGCACGCGCGGGCCTTCCTCCGGTGCCGGCGGCACGGCGGGGAAGCTGCCCAGCGCCTCGCGCCAGCAGGTGAGCACGGTGTCGGCCTGCTTGCGGCTGGCGGTGTCGATCACCAGCCAGCCGTTGGCAATGTCGGCATAGGCGGCGGTGCGCGAGCTGCGCACGAAGGCGCGCGGCAGCAGCTCGGTCAGCAGATCTTCGCGGATGCGCTTTCGCTCGCGGCCGCCGACGTTGCGGCCTTCCTGCTCGGTGATCTGGCGCACTTTGCGCTGCAGGGCATCGGTGAGCACGGCGGGTGGCAGCAGCTTGTCTTCGCCGCCCAACACGGCCAGCGTGCAGCCGTTCTCGGTAAGCGTGAGGCTATCCCAGCCGTCAGCGCGCCCCACCGGCGGCACGAAGCCGCGGGTGAACAGCTCCAGCGGGCCGCAGGGGCGCAGGCGGTAGTCGTCCAGCGCCTCGTCCAGGCGCTGCAGGTCGTCGGCCACGGCGGGCGAGAATCGGAACAGGGTGAGGTTGCGGAAGAACATGGCTCAGCCCCTCCGCAGGTTGGCGGCGCGGCGCCGGCGGCGTGCGGTCTTGCCGGCCGGCGGGCGGGTGGTGCGCACGTGCTGGAATGGCTTGCGGGCGCCGGTGCGGCCCCTGCCCTTGCCGCGCCTGTCGCGGCGGCCGGTAGTGGTGTGGGCTTGTTCGGTAGGCAGGCGCGGCAGGGGCGCGGCGTTGCTCATCAGCGACAACGCCATGGCGACCAGGTGGGATAGCGGGGTGCGTTTGTGCATGGTGGGTTCCTAAGCGGTAGTGGTCAGGCGCGCTTGCCGGCGCGGCGGTGGTGGATAAGGTGGTACTCGGCCACGCGCACGATGTGCCGGCGGCGGTCGCGCACCTTGACCATCTGCATGCCGATGGCGATGCCGTGGTCGGTTTTCAGCTCGTGCATGCGGGCGCTCACGCAGATCACGCCGCAGCGGCGAATCAGGTGCATGGTGGTGGCCGGGCCTCGTCGCAGCTCGGCAAGGATGGCCTCGTGCTGGGGGCTGAGTTGGGACATGCTCAGTCCTCCCACGCGATGCAGCTGGGCGTGCGGCACTGGCCCTTGCTGTGCACGATGGCGCCGGCCTCGTCGTACTCCACCTGCACGCTGCAGCGCGAGCCGCAGGCGGTGCAGCGGTAGCTGCCGCTGGTGGCGCTGTAGCGACTGGCCAGGCGCAGCACGTTGCGCTTGGCGGCCTTGCCGGCGACGCTGTCCATGATCGCCGGCGGCACGAACATTTCAGCGGGCGCGAGCATGGAGGGCCTCCTCGGTGGACTGGTTGAGCGCGGCCAGCAGCGCGTCGGCGTAGCGCACGGCGCGCGTGGCGTAGATGTCGGCGTTGCTGGTGCTTTGGGTGGTGGCGGGGCTGGCGGCGAGCAGGCCCTGCAGGGCAGCCTTGGCCGTCTCGTAGCGCATGCGGTCGATCACGGTCATGGCCGATTCGCGGAACGCCGTGACATCCTCCGGGCACTCCGGCATCGGCGACATGGCGGCGGCGAGTGCCCGTGGCAGGTATCCATTCGTCATCGCTGCGCCCTCCCCTTCGCCGCGCGCATCGGCCGCACGTTGTCGCGGCGCGGGGCCAGCGGCAGCGGCAGGGTTTCGCCCAGCTCGCCCCAGGCGCGCACGGCGTCGGGCAGGCTGGCGCACCAGCCGGTGCAGCGGCGGCACGGGCACTCGAGCTGATGGCGGTCGGCGATCACGGCAAACTGCACGCCCTCGCGCTGGGTGCTGCCGCTGGCCACGTAGTGGCGCGGCTCGACCTTGCAGGTGGCGCAGGCGGCGAAGGTGCCGCGCGGGTGGGTGATCTGGCGCTGTCTCATGGGGTGACTCCCTTGGCGCGATGGGTGGCGGACCGCCAGCGGTAGGCGGTGGCGCGGGAAACGTTGAAGCGCTGGCGGATGGCTTCGACCGTTGGCGGGGCCTGTTGCTGGGCGTGCCAGTAGGCGTAGCGCATGAGCAGCTCGGTCCAGTTGAACGTGCCGGTGACGCGGTCCTCGGCTTTCATCGGCCCACCTCGCGCACTGATTCGGGGTTGGCGTCGAGCAGTTGCAGCAGCTCGCGGCCCAGTGGGGACAGGCGCAGGCATTTGTCGCCGTCATCGCACAGGCAGTGCTCGCCGCAGCCGCCGGCCGGCGCGTCGAACGGCTCCAGCAGCTCGCTCTCCAGCGCGTATTCCTCGGCATCGCCGCCGTCGACATCGCAGCCGCCATCCGCGCGCGCCGCGGCCAGCATCTTCGCCGCATACCGCGCCACGCCCTCGCTGTAGGGGATGCGCAGCGCGGCGGCCAGCTGCTGGAGCAGCACCAGCGCCTTCTCGCGCGGCAGGAAGTTGTAGCCGGCGCCCACATAGACTGCGATGCGGCCATCGGGTTGGCGCTCGGCGAGCGGGCGGAAGATGGTTGGCGCGTTCATGCTGCCGCCCTGCGCGAGCGCATGTAGTCGTCGTCGAACGGCAGGCCTTCGGCAACAAGCTCCTCGATGATCTGCGCGCCAACTTTGTCGTGCACAGCGCGCGGCATCTTGAATCTGACGGAATTAACGCACCGCTCGTGTTCGATCACCTCGCCACGCGCCACCAGTTTGCGCAGGTGCGCCCTGGCGGCGGCCACCGAGCAGCCTGCGGCAGCCCCGTAATTCCACGAATAAAAACTGGACAGGTGGAAAGTAAAGTCGTCTGGCGCGCGGCGTTTAATTGTGCGTTGGCCACCGACATAGGTGGTTTCGAACACCCAGCGGATGGCCCTTTTGTAAGCGCTCAATGCGTCAGCGCGGATCGCGTCGAGGTCGTTCATCCCGCCCTCCTCACCGCATCCAGATCCGCGTGTTCGCGCAGCACGTGGCGCACCACGGCGGCGGCTTGCGCGCCGTAGACATTGGCGGTGGTGGATTTCTTGGCGTGGCGGGCCAGGTGCTGGCCGGCTTCCAGGCCCAGGGTTTCCACCACGTCGCCCACGCGGCGGTGGCGCAGCAGTTGCGGGTTGAGGTGGGCGATGCCGGCGGCGGCGCCCAGGGTGCGGATGCGGTTGTAGGCCTGCTGGCGGGTGATGCGGGTGCCGCGGTTGCTCACGAACATGGCCTGCTCGCGCTCGGCCGCCATCGCCGGGCGCACGGCCAGCCAGTCGGCCAGCCACGCCACGCTGCGCGCGTTGATCGGCACCACGGCCGGCTTGCCGCCCTTGCCCACCATGCACAGCTCGCCGCGCGCCAGATCCACGCTGTTGCGCGGGCGATACACCGGGCCGGGCAGGTCCAGCGCGGTGGCATCGCTTACGCGCAGCGCGCCATCCAGCATCAGGCGCATCATGGCGCGGTCGCGCAGTTGCATCGGCGTGCGCGTGGGCAGGGTTTCCAGCAGCGCCATCAGCGGCGCCAGCTCCGGCGCGATCTGCGGCAGCGCCACGAAACGCACGTCGCTGTCTTTCGTCGGGTCGTGGTGCAGCCAGCCCTCGCGGTTGGCGTGCGCCACCAGTTGGCGCAGCACCACCAGCTTGCGCGCCTGGCTGCGCGGGGAAAGCCCGCGGTGGCCCAGCCGATCCAGCCAGCGTTCCACCAGGCGTTCGCCCAGCAGGCCGATCAGCTCCACGCCCTGCAGCGCGGCAAACTCGGCGAAGTCGTGCAGGTCGCCGCCGTAGGCCACCAGCGTGTTGATCGCCGCGCCGCGCAGGCGCTTGCGCTGCAGGTAGTGTTCGATCGCCTGCGCCATCGTCACGGGCGCCACGGCGTGGCCGGCCAGGGTGATGAGGTTGGCGGTCATGGCTGGTCCTCGCCGGTGGTGTCGGCAGGCATGTCGCTGCGGTCGATCCATTCCATGAGCCGCGCGGTCAGCCAGTAGCAGAGGCTGGCAAGCCCGATAAGGAAGGCGAACAGGCAGAGCAGGACCAGGGCGGCCACCCAGCCGCCGACGCAGTACATCGCGGCGGTGTAGCCGACCAGGGCGAGCGGGATCAGCGTGCGGGTCTTCATGCGCCACCGCCCGCGCGCTGCAGCGTCTCTTTCAGGGCCACCATGGCGCGCTCGCACTCCAGTCGCTCGGCGGCGCCGAAACCGTAGGTGGTGCCTAGTTTCTCGAAGGCCTTGATGACGCGGTTTCCCGCTGCCACCAGTTCATCGGCCAGGCCCAAGCTATCGGCGGCACCCTGCAGATGCATTTCGCACAAGCCGGCATGACCAGGTGCTTCCATGGCCCGGAACTGCTTGGCCGACTCACTCAGCGCGTGTTGGCAGCCTTCGATCGTCGTTCGTAGCGTCGTCATCGGGCACCGCCCAAGCTGACCACGATCAGCGCGACGAGCAGCAGAAGGCAGGCGACGACGGCGAAGCCGGCGCCCAAGGGCAGCAGCTCGGCCGGCGGCGCGCCGTGGCGGCGTTCCGTGCGGCCGCTCACGACGCCACCGCCCGCAGCTGTTGCTGCAGCGAGTGCCACAGGCGGCGTGCGGCCTGCTCGGCCTGCGCCTGGTTGTTGAACAGGTTGCCGGTGCGGGCTTTCAGCGCGCCGCTGGTGCCGATCACCTGGCCGCGCCATAAGCCGCCCTCGCGCTCGCCGTGGAAATAGACGTCCATGGGTTTTTTCATGCGCGTGCTCCCGGCGCGTACCAGGCGGGTCGGAACCGTTCGCCGGCCAGGTCGCCCGCCATCAGCCACAGCGACGGCACGGCCAACACCTTGGCCATGGCGCCGATCTGCAGCGGGTCCGGCGGCGTGCTGCCGCCCATTTCCAGCGAGGCCAGCCGTTTGGGGGTGATGCCGGCGGCGGTGGCCAGATCCTCCGGCGCCATCCGGGCGTGCTCGCGCGAGGCGCGCAGGCGCTGGGCGAAGCTGTCCGCGTGGGCGTTGTGCTGGCGGGTCTCGGCGCGCATCAGGCGAGCCTCCCGCGCGTGCTGGCTTCGCCCGCGATCATCAGCAGGTCGAACACCGCGTCGCCCACGCTCAGCTTCCAGCCGGGCAGCTCCAGGTTCTTCAGCGTGCCGGGAAACTCCCGGAACGCCGCCACCGCAGCGGCCTGCGCGCCCTTGGGCGTGATCACCGTGCACACCGGCAGCTCGCGCGAACCCTCGCGCCGCAGCGTTACCGCGTAGCTGCGCATCGTGCCGTGCGCCTGCACCATCTTGTGCAGCATGCCGCGCGTGCAGCCCAGGTCCGCCGCCACCGATTTCAGGGTGGCCTTTGCCCGCTTCGCCTCTGCTACCGCTTCGGCTGCTGCCGCACAGGCTTCCGGTGTGGCCGGTCCCACGTACAGGGGGGGGGTCTGGCGGCGCGTGGTGGTGGCCGCGTCGATGGCCGGGTGGGTGATGGGCGCTTCCATCAGCGCGCCCTCCCCTGCTTGGCCAGGCCGCCGAGGATCAGCGGATAGCCGGGGCGGTGCAGGCGCAGCGCGTCGATCAGGCGCAGCGGCATGCTGGGATACCAGCGCAGCAGCGCGCATTGCGCGGCGGCCAGTTGGCGGCGGCGCGTGGGTTGGGTTACAGTGGGCATGTCTTCCGTACTCCTAAGCGCGGCGGGCACTTCCGAACGCCCGGGGTTGCCGCCCCGGGCGTTCTTCGTTTGGGCAGCAGACGCTGCGCTGATGGCCCGGCGGTGGGCGGTGGGGACCGTGGGGAGCGGGAAACCGCGATCCACCACCAGGCCATCAGCGAAACGTCCGGCGGTCATTGCATGTAGTCCTCGACGCGGATGGCGGCGATCGCGTCATTGAGCGAACCGCGCGGCAGGCCGTAGGTTTCGCGCGCCGCCGCCATGGCCACCAGCGCCCGCCGCGCGGCGCGCCAGCGGTACACCGCCGCCAGTCTCGGGCGCCCTTCGCGCTGGGCGGTATCGGCCAGCACCTGCTGTTCCTGACAGGCATCCGCTGCTGCCGCCATGCCCTTGAAGCTGCGCCCGCGCATCACTTCACGCTCCGCAGCGGCTGGCCGTCGACCACGCCCAGCACGTGCTGGTGGATGCTGCTTTTGAGCGTCACGGCGTAGGCCTGCAGCGCGTCCAGTTCGGCCAGCGCGGCGCTGGCGTGCGCGGCATCGCCGGCATCCATGCGGCCGTCGTCCAGCATCGGCGCCAGGCGGTTCACGGTGTCGCCCAGGTGGCGCAGCAGTTCGCCCAGCTGCTGTTGCTGGCCGGCGGGCGTGGGTTGCGGCTGCGGCGCGGCCAGTAGGCCCAGGCGGTGGCTCAGGTCCGCCAGCAGGTGGCTGCGGTACGGCTGCGGCAGCGCGAGGATCAGCGCCTCCTCGATGTCCACCGCCATGCGCACGCGGCCGTCCAGCATGCGCTTCACCGTTTGCCGGTTGGCCTCGCTGTCGGCGTAGGGGTCGGCGCTGATGGCAAAGGCCACGCTGCGCGCGTGCAGCGAGGTGCGCTGCAGGTAGATGTCCGCCACCGTCTGCGCGTAGGTGCGCTCGGTGAGCGCGCTGCGGCTGATGGCCAGCAGCACGTGCTCGGCAATGAGCTGGCTGCGCGACTCACGCATGGCCGTGCACCCCGTGCACCAGCGCCAGGTCCATCGCCATGTCGGCGCTGGCCGCCTCGTAGGCATCGCACACCAGGTCGGGCGCGGTGCCCAGGCGGTACGCGCGCTGGGTCAGCATCTCGGCGATGATCGCGTGCACGCCCTCCACGGTGGCCACGCCCTCGCGGCGGATGCGGGCGTTCAACGCGCGCAGGGTCATGGCCTCGTGCGCGGTGGCATGGGTCAGGCGCGCAAAGGCGCGGCGCTGGGCCTCATTCATCGGCGGCATGCCGTCCGTTTCCAGCTGCAGCTCAGACATGCGTTGAAACCTCCGGGTCAGGCGTGGCGGGGGCGCCGGTGGCAAGCTGAGCCATCGGTAACTTGCGGAGCGATTCGTGATGCGTGCGCAGTTCGCGCAGGGTGTTCGGGCTCCACCGGGGTTTGCCGGTGGGGCTGGGGATGTTGCGGGCGGCAAGATGTGCGGCGACGCTGCGCAGGCTGATGCCGTGCGTCATGTCTTCCACGGCATCGGCGCGCACCGGCCACGTCTCGGGGTCGCGCATCAGCCGGCGGTCGTCGCCCTCGCCCACTGCCACGCAGCCATACGGCACGTGGCCGTACACCCTGCCCTGCTCGCGCAGCGCGGCGTTGCACTCAGTGGCGCGCTGCACGGCCAGGTCGCGCTCGTACTGCGCGGCCGCCAGCTGGATGGTCAGGCTGAGCTTGCCGGCCGGCGTGCTGGAGTCGATCAGCTCGCTGATGCTGTGCACGGTGGCGCCGGTGCGCTCGGCGGTGCGGAAAAACGTGAGGCCGTCCAGCGCGTCGCGGAACAGGCGATCCAAGCGGATCACCACCACGCCCTGCGCGGTGCCGGCTTTCAGCGCGTCCAGCACCTGCCGGCCCCCTGCCCGCTTGGCCAGCGGCACGCTGGCGCTCACGCCTTCGTCGGCGATGGCGTCCACCAGCGTGTGGCCGTGCAGGTCGCAGTACGCGATCAGGCGCGCGGTCTGCTGGCCCAGGCTCACGCCATCCTTGGCCTGCTCCTCGGTGGAAACGCGGATGTAACCGACGAGCTTCATGCGGCCGCCCATATGCGTGGAATGGAAACGCGCCGGGCAAAGGCGCCAGTGGGCAGCCCAACATCCAGCGTGCGCCGCGGTGCACGCGCCGCCGCAGGAAAAATGTCCTCGATGTCGATATTGGGGAGCAGCTTGGTGATCGCGATCGCGCGCCGCGGCGACGGATGGTTGCGGTTGCATTCCCAGTCCGAAACGGCCTGCTTGGTCACGCCCAGCAGATCGGCAAGCGCCTGTTGCGTGAGGTTGGCGGCTTCCCGCGCATCGCGCAGGGCGGCGTTGGGCAAGGATTTCATGCGGCCGCCCTGCCCGACTCGGTCGGATAGATATGCTCGATCTTGAGTCCCGGCAGCAGGCGGATCAGCGCCAGCGCCTTGCGCGGCGCCGGTTCGTCCGTGCCTGTCTCCCACCGCGACACCGCTCCCTTGCTGACGCCAAGGGCATCGGCGACGTTCTGCTGCGTGAGGCTTTTGCGCAGGCGCGCCTCTTTGATCGGATTGGGTTTCGCTGTGCTCATAGCTGAAGTTTCGGACAGCGCAACCCATTTGTCAAGTACAGCGCAACCACAAAGTTGCGCGCCTCTATACGCTTGCCGCATGAACACATTCGGCGGGCGGCTGCGAGCCGCTAGACATAACGCCAACCTGACTCAGGAGCGCTTGGGGGAGCGCGTAGGGGTGAGCAAGGGCGCCATCTCCCGATGGGAGAGCGATCAGGACCAACCGCAGTTCGCGGTGCTGCAGCCACTTCGGTGCGCGCTGCGGGTTTCGCTTGACGAGCTGGTTTGTGGTTACATGCAAGGCACGGCGGGCGGCGTGGCGGACCCCTACGCCAAAAGCGACCCACCCAATACCGCTGAGTGGGCGCTGCTCGTCCATCTTCGCCGCGAACCACCGTCAAAGCTTGGCGCGTTGCTGGAATTTCTCGGGGTCCAGGTCGAATACTGAAAAATCAGGAGACAGGGATGAGAGTTCCGTTGGTGATGCTGTTGGTTTCGATCAGCACTATCGCAATGGCCGCATGTTCGGTCCGCCCCGATGGCAGCAATGGCCTGCAGCGCGCGTTCGATGTGCCGGGTGTGAAATACGAGCAGGCATATCACCGTGCCGACAGCTACTTCCGACAGTGCGTGCGCGGTTTCGTCGGTTTGAGTCCCAACGTCACCACCGGGAATATCTACGCCGATTCGAACAGTGCGGAGCTGCAGACGATGAACGGCAGCGGCATCATCGTGGCGCGCGTAAACATCGCGGCCACCACCACCGGCAGCCATGTCAATGTGGTCACGATTCGTGCGCCGGCATGGAACGCCAAGGATCTGGACGCGATCCAAGCAGCCGTAAAAAGCGGCGATATCGTCTGCAAATAGCGTCGCCGCGCGAGCGGGTCAACGCTCCGCCTTGGCACACTCCGCCGTCACCGGCACCTTCGCCGCCGTCTGCCACCACCACACCAGGCACTCCATGCGCACGGCGCAGCTTTCGTATGCCGCGCGCCAGGCGCTGCCGTTCTCCACGATGTCGCGCACCTGCGCGGTGCGGCGCACGGTGGCCGCCGTGCACAACTGCATCAGCGGCGCCGGCGGGGTGAGCAGCTCAATTTTTGTGCGGGTGGTTACGGTCGGCGCAGGGGCGACCGTCGAGCACGCAGCCAACATCATCAGGCACGGCAAGATCCAGTAGCGATTTGGCTGCAGCATTGGTCCTCTCCAGCTCGGCAAGCTTGGTGCGAATGGCGGCATCCTGCGCGGTGGCATGGCCCAGGCGTTGCTGCAGCCCGTCCAGCGCCTTGCTGTCGGTCTCGCGCAGGGCTTTGAGCCCGGCGATCGCCGCATCCTGGTCCCGGTTGGCCTGCACCTGCTGGTTGAGCGTGGCGGCCATGCCTCCCAGCTGTCCGCTGAGGTCGGTGACCGTGCGCGCCAGGCGGTGCCGCTGCAGGGTGCTGCTGACCGCGTAGCCGGCCAGCGCCACCACCAAGGCGATCAGCGCGTACTCGATCCACAGGCGCGCTCGCGCGCCGACAAAGGCCAGGGCCTTACTGAGTAGGTTCATCGTCGTGACTCCGGTTCAAGCCGAGCTTGTTCCACACGAGCCGTTGCAGTACCTGGATGCTGGCCGATGCGCCCAGCCAGCCGCATACGCCCACGGTCACCGCGGTCCATTGCTGGCTCAGGCCCGCGGACTGGCACAGCCACATCGCGAGCAGGCCGACAAAGCCGGCCGACGAGCCCTCCACCAGCGCCCGCCAGCCGCTCAGGCGCGCCCCGCTGTCCATCGTGCGCATGATGTAGCCCAGCACGCCGGCCACCGCCGCAAAAAACGAATACGCCGCCGCCTGCAGCCAGCCACCGGCGGCGAGCAACCAGCCACTGAACGGGCCGCCCGGCTCGATCATGCGACGGCCGCCAGGTAGGTCTTGGGCGTGACGACCGGCGCGCGCGGCGCCGAGGCGTGGCCGCCCATGGCCATCACGTAGGCGCGGTCGATCACGCCGGTGTCGTCATCCTGCGCGCCGTCCTGCGTGCCCATTACGCGCCGGGTCCAGCCCTTGCCGAAGGTGTCGAACGTGGCCAGGCCGCGCAGGAACTGCAGGCGGGCGTGGCACAGCGCGTCGGTGAGCGCGGTGGTCTGGTACTGCGCGTCGTAGCGCGCCACCGCGGCCAGCGTGTAGCGCCCCGCCATGCCATCCTCATCCACACCCACGATGCGCTGCAGCGTGCGCACGGCGCGGCCCACGCCGCTATTCACGGCAAAGTCGAACACGGCGTAGTCCACGCCGGCTGGCAGCTCGTCGCCGCGCGTGGTGTCCCAGTAGCGGTGGCGGTAAATCGCCGCGCGCTCGGCTTCGGTGCTCAGCCGCACGCTCTGCCGCGGCAGGCGCCGTGCTTCGCGGTCCTCGTCGTACACGCGCTGGGTAATGCCGCACATGGTGGCGCCACCGGGGTCGCGCGGGTGGTTGCTCCAACCACCCTCGTAGAGCAGGGTGAGGGCCAGGCTGGCAGTGAAGTTGGCGGCGCTCATGGCGGCCAGCGTGGCGGCCCGTGCGCGCCGAATCCATGCGGGGATGTGCCAGCGCGATGGCGCTGCTCAGTGGCCCTTGCTTGCCGCAATCGCCGCGCGCACTTCATCCTGCCAGCGCTGCGCCGCGTCGGTCCGCGCCTCCATCTCGGCGATGCGCGACTTGAGCGAGCGCACCTCACGGCGCCCGGCGGCCGCAGCCAGCACCAGGGCGATGGCCAGCGCGATCACCGCCGCGATCACGGCAGCGGCTCCCGCGACAGCACGATGCGCTCGCGCGCCAGCTGCGCCACGTAGCCGGCAGCCACCGGTGCCACCGTGCCGGCGAACGCCTGCATCAGATTGCCCGCCGTGTCGTGCGTGTAGATCCGGCGCAGGCTGTCCAGCAGTCCCGCCTGGTTGAGCCGCACGGCCTGCGCGAAGAGCTGGTCGGCCAGCGTGGCGTCCGCCTGCGCCTGCACGTCGACGCCGACGATGAAGCTGGTCAGCATCGCCAGGTCGTCGGGGTTCACGTTGGCGAGGAAGGTCGGGTAGTCGATGACGGCCATCGTGGTCTCCTTACAGCCCGAGGGTGGCGAGCTTGGCCGCCGTGTCGATCTGCGCCTGCAGCGCATTGGCGTAGCCGGCGGCGATGCGGGCCAGCTCGCCCTGCGTGTAGATCCACGCCTGATCGGCGGCGGTGTCGTAGTAGCCCGTGCCGTAGGCTGGCGTGCCGGTGGGCGCGCCGCTGCCGCTGGTCCAGCCTGCCGGCAGGTTCGCGGCACTGATGGTTTCGCCGCCCTGCGGCATGTATCGGCACCAGGCGTCGTAGAGGCAGTGCGTGCCGATCATCACGCCGGAGAGCGCAATGCTGTTCGTGCCATCAGTGCCGCTGACCGGCACGGCGGTGTGCGTGTCGAGCACGGGCACGCCCTGCGCGTCGATCAGCAGCGCCCAGCCGGAGACGACCAGCGTCTGGCCGTCGTTGCTCACCGTCGTCAATGGCACGCGGCAGTAGCCGGCGGCGATGGCGAAGTCGAAAACGGGCTTGCCGCTCGGCCGGTTGGGGATGCTGGTGACAGGGGTTGCGCTCATGGAGTCCTCACTTGACCGGATTGTGCGAGTAGAAGCGGTTGGCCGGGTCTTCGCCCGCCGCATAGCTGCGGCCGCCGACGTGGATGCGCATCACCGGCTGGATGCCGACGCCGATCACGTCGACCACGCGCCGCCAGCCGTGATCGGTGAGCACCTCGTGACCGTACATGTCGGCGGCGAACATCGTGGCGCCGTCGCGCAGGTCGAACGGCGTGTGGATGGAGCACACCAGCGCTGCACCCCCCTCGGCGACGAGGCGCACGCACGGCTCAAACCGCACCCGTGCCGGCCACGACTGCCAGCGACGATAGCGATGGCCCCGGTGTGCGCAGTCCAGCCGCTGCCACCAGCGCACGTGCTTGGCGCGCAGGCCGGGTTGCAGCCATGAATCCACGTGCACGCAGCCGCCGCCGCCCGGCAACCCGCCACCGCCGCTGCCGGATGAGGGCACCGTGATGCTGCCGCCGATGTAGGCGTCGTCGAAGCTGTTGGCCGTGGCCGCGCTCTGCGTCGCCAGCCACGTCGGCGAGCCGCCGGCGTAGTTGTCGCGCGTGTAGATCTGGTAGGTCTGGCCCACGGTCAGGCCAGTTACGGCGTTGCTGACCGCGTTGTAGTTGATCGCCGCCGGCCCCATCGTCAGCGTGTGCGCCTGCACGTCGACGGCGCCGGCCGAGTAGACGGTCAACGCCGTGACGCTGCGCACGGCACCGTAGGCGCGAGACAAGCTGCTGGGCGTGTTGCGCTGGTCGCCCAAACGGTGCCCGCTACCTGGCACGCGCAGCCCCACGCGATTCACGCCGCCGCTGACATACAGGTCAGCTTGCGCTGCTCGACCGTAGACGCTGCCGTCAGCAACGTCGGTATCGAGCGACGCCGCTTGCACATATTCGATGCTGCCGAGGACTACGTCGTAGTAGTCTGCCGCCAGCGTCGTAGCGCCGCCCGGGTTCGTGCAATAAGACGTCAGGAAGCAATAGCACGCCACCGCGCCCGTGGGCACCGTGCCTGTCACCGTGACGGGTGAGGCAGAAAACACATCAGCATCGAAGATGTGATTCGCCACCCCCGCGCCAGCAGAGTCTCTAAAGCTCAAGTAGACCCGGTGATAGAACGTCAGTCCTGCGTTGAGCGAACCGCTCACGCCGGCGCTGCGCCCGATGGCCAATGCATAGGGCTTGCCCGAGAGCACAGCGAACATGTCACTCCGGCAGTAAGCAGCATTGCCGGTCGTGCCTGCGGGGATCGGGAAGCCGGCGTAGGTGCGCACTCGCATCGATCCGTTGAACGGAATGCAAACCGACAACGGAGACCCGGCGCCAGCGCTTCCCGCCACGTAAGTCCACCCATCGATGATGGTGCCTGATGTAATGGCCACGCCGTTGGCTACCCCGGCGAAATTCTGGGTGAACGTCGGGTTGGCGATCGCATTTCGACCCGTGCCCAGTATCGACACCACACCCTGCGCCACCTGGGCCGACTTGACACGGCTGTATCCGCCACCATCGGCGATGTTTTCGAGCGTGCGGCCGCCGAGTCGCGTGATGGAGTCGGCCGCGAAAACACCATCTGACATCGTTTTGACGGTCGTGCCATTCCAAACTTTGGTCACGCGCCCGCTGGTGTCGGTGTAGCCCGATCCCACGCGGCGGTAATTGGTCCCGTCCGCTACATCCGCATCGAGGTTGACGCTGTTCTTGCTCGCGAGGGTGCCGGCGTCGCTGATCGTCGCCAGCGGCTGAGTGCCCGTCGCGTTGGCCCGCGCGAGGAAGTAATCGCCCGTGCGCATGCCGTTGTAGTACAAGCCGATCGGGCGGTTACTGGTGTCGGTGAAGCTCGCCGCCACGCGGCGGTAATTGAGATCGTCGCCGATGTAGCTCTGGGTCTTGTTGACGTGCCCGGGCTGACTGAAGTCGATCACGGCCAGCCCGTTGCCGTCGACCTGATGCACGCCGTAGCGACCGCCACCGTCCGGCACTTCGCCCAGGTCGGCCGGCAACAACGACAGCACGAAATCATCGGTCGTGTAGCTGCCAGCCGAGTGGTCGAAAACAGCCGCCGCAGCCACCGCATAAACGGCTCCTGCCGGTGCCACGCCGATGGCGCGCGAAAGTGTTGGCGTAGAGACCGTCCCGGTGATCGTGTTGCCGGGCGTGCTATCTGACACATGCGCACCAGTAACGGTGAAGAAGCGCACCATCGCGCCGGCCACGCCATCGGCCCCGGAAGCGGTGAGCATGCACTGCACCGCTACCTGTTGACCCAGCTTCACCGCGATCCGGCGATTGTTGTACACCGCCGAGTCCGACGCCGCGCCCGTGCCCGTGCGCTTCGCCGACTGTGTCGCCGCGTCATAGGCCCAGCCGCCTTCG